TTTCCGTGGAAGGAGGGCATGTCGGGTCTTGGGTTTGACAGTGAGGCTATTTACAGGCGCCATTATTTTGAGGTTGAGTTCTGTTCCTGCCGGCTATACGCTGTACAAGGGGGTGTCACATTCGGTCCTAAGCCCGGGCGAGTGTTGGCAAAGATGGGGTATGTTATAAATCCGCCCGTGAATGTTTCACGAGAGTCGATGATGCGTGGTATAGCCATCGGACTCATTCGAGCGACGTCATACATTCCTCCCCTCAACTCGACTGTAAATCGGATCCTAGAACTCACTGCTGGGCACAGTGCATGGTTCGATCGTAAACTCGTGCGACATGTGTCGTTCATGAGCGAAGCGATCGGGGATCCCCTTAAGATGCGCAAGCTGCATGTCACAATACCGGAAACAATGCTTAATCTCAATTATCAGTATGATTGGGACTATGGTAAGCAAGGTATGTACGATCGTATGATCAGTACTATGCAGCTGGGGGATACGATGGACGGATTGTGCGAATTATTTCTTGATCGCGACACATCCGGCCCTCAGTGCATCTATGGAGGCTGGGTAGCGCAGTTGTACTGCGCCGCTGCAGCCTGAGCCCTTTGGGGCTAGTAGGTCGGCGTATACGGTCGCCAACTTATCCTGTTAAAATATCGTAAGATAATACCGTTCTTGAGGAAATGGTACGGCGTTTTCGGTCGCCGTACGTCCTTAGAAATATCGCAAGATAATTCCGAATACCTATGTGATTCAGATGTAAGTCTAGGATCAGTTCCGGCCGTCACAGCGGTTTGGCACTGTGCCCGAGCATTCTGGGTTACACGGAAGAATAGCTCAGTTTTTGAGCCCGTACTATGGTTTTTTACGGTTAGTTAGAAAACCAACAGTAAGCCACCTCTTTTGAGGTGGAGACCACCGAGATTGCTGAAATAGGTCAGACGTCCCGACAGTTGCCACTGTTATCAGCTTTGAGAGTATCCCACGATGAATGTACGAAAGTAGAACACCACTGCTGTAGTGCACGTAACGTCATCGTGCCGTGATCATCCGAGAGTTGAAACAAGCGGTTGTCGTGCGGACGCGTGCTGACGAGTAAGCTTCGGGGTTGATTTTGCCCAACATGTCTACTGTAAACTCCAAGAACACTAAGTCCATACGTGGCAACAAGAAGGTGGCGCGGGAGCGCCTGGTCGGGATTGAAACAAATCCAGGCCCACCGAAAAAGGTGGCCAAACGCATTCGCAAGGCAATTGTGAAACTCGAGCTTGCAAAGATTGCCGGTAAGCCGAAGTTCCAGGGCGTTAAAGGCAAGGGAACCTACATCCCGACGCGTTTTCAACGCGTCAAAGGTAAGGGTGGATATTTTGGCGACTCTGTTCGGTCGTTGACATCCACGGGTCAGGCGCTGCTTGGTGCAGCTCACGGTGCCGTTGGTGGCATCGGTGGCCTGATTGGTGGCATTGCTGATGCGGGTGAAAGTGTGTTCAAGGCAATTACCGGTGTCGGTGATTATGCCGAGCGCGCTGAAGCTGCAAATGAGGCACATAAGTCCAAGGGCTTAGCGGCGGCCGGCTCACACTT